CTAGCAGCCCCGTAGGCGGGCGCTAGGCGCGGGCGCTACTAGGGTAGCGGGCCGCGCGCCAGCGGCGCTGGACAGTACTCTGCAGGCCTGTCCAGCCGACACAGTAGGGCGGGCGCTAGGCGCGGGCCGCGCGCCTGTAGCGTAGGAGACAGACATGGGCGACATGGGAGACATATTCAACGACTGGAAGGCGCACAAGAGGAGTCTCAGAGAGCGGTTCGGAGTCGAGTGTCCGAGGTGCAAGACAGGTCGTCCTCGCACCAACGCCAGCATTCTGCTACCTCAGCAGAGGTGCAAGGTGGACGGATACAGAGATCCCAGGCCACACCTCAGAGACTCTGACCATGCAAAGTGGAGGGCGTGCTGTGACTGAGAACTACACACCTGTCCTCCCCTCGTTCGACCATCAGCGTCGGGCCATCGTGGCTGGCTGGGACCGCGAGGCATATGGTCTCCTCATGGAGATGGGGACCGGAAAGTCGAAGGTCTTCATCGACAACATGTGCATGCTGTACAGCCGGGGGATGAGGCGGACGGTCATCCTGGCGCCGAAGGGCATGTACGCCAACTGGCCGAATATCGAGCTCCCCAAGCACGTGCCTCCGATGTACAGGGACATGATGCTAGTCCACATGTGGGAGGGAGGCCACAGCAGGAGGGAGCAGGAGGCTCTGGTAGAGATGCTCCGTGCCGGAGACGGGAGGATACGTGTTCTCGTCATGAACGTCGAGGCACTGTCCATGTCCCAGAGAGCAGTGAAGTATCTCGAGCAGTTCGTCACTCGGCTGGAGCCGTGCCTGTTCGGGGTGGACGAGAGCTCCACGATCAAGAACCCCACAGCAGTCCGGACGAAGACGATCATACGGATCGGTCGCCACGCTGAGTGGCGCAGGATCATGACCGGAACACCACTGACTAGAGACCCGCTGGACCTCTGGTCCCAGTTCGAGTTCCTTGCTCCGTCCTGTCTCGGGCAGAGCAACTTCTTCGCGTTCAAGAAGCGGTATGCTATTCTGGAGAGGAAGACCTTCGGAGGCCGTCAGGTCGACATTCCTGTCGGCTTCAGGGACATCGACCACCTCGGACGACTGGTCCGTGTTCACTCATTCGTCGCCACCAAGGAGGAGTGCCTGGATCTTCCGCCGAAGGTATACCAGACCCGGAACGTGGAAATGACAGAGCAGCAGGCACGCCTCTACCAGGACTTGAAGGAGTTCTGCGTCGCGCAGATCGGGACAGATACCTACATGTCCGTGACTGTAGTGGTGACCCAGATTCTGCGGCTCTACCAGATCCTGCTCGGTCGGGCTGTGGACGAGGACGGAAACGTCACCAGAATACCCACGCGACGCATGGAGGCGGTGAGCGAGATCGTGGAGGAGTCCTCGGGGAAGATAATCTGGTGGTGCTCCTACCGAGAGGACGTTGCCGATCTCGTCGCCCATCTTCGCAGTCTCGGTCGCACTGTTGTTCAGTACGACGGAGGCACTAGTCAGAGCGACAGAGCTGCTGCCGTAGAGATGTTCCAGAATGGTACTGCTGACGACTTCGTCGGAACAGTCCACACCGGAGGCTACGGCATCACTCTGACTGCTGCTCGCACTGTTGTGTACTACAGCAACAGTCCGGACGCAGAGAAGAGATGGCAGAGCGAGGACCGAGCTCACCGTATCGGCCAGACAGGATCAGTTCTGTACATAGATCTGGTCACAGCAGGAACCGTCGAGGCTCGCTTCATCGAGATACTGAGGAAGAAGAAGAGCCTCTCCGACATGGTCATGCTGGAGCAGGAGCTCCGCCAGCTTCTCGTCGGCCCCGACTAGGTAGACAGATATGTCAGAGTTACCTTCACCGAGCCAGACCCGAATATTGGTGATGGAGTGCCGTCGGCCGTCAGACGAATAGTGGAGTCTACCTGCCACTGCTTGGACGCCACTGCCGTGTTGACAATGTTCCCGCTCACCAGGTTCTGGAGACCGAACTCGTAGGTCGGAGCAACGAACGGCGTGCCGTTAGCCTCGAAGCTCGGATCGACTGAGTAGCCTGTGAGGTCTGCATTACCAGATATGGCGGACAGGTTCTCGGTCTTGACAGCCAGGAGAATGGCACCAGCAGGGATCTTCTCGGTCGTCGTGGCGAACGTGGAGCCAGCGCTGAGCGTCACAGTCTCAGAGATGGTCGAGAGCCGCATGTTACCGTTGCCGGTACCACTCGGAGTATAGCTGTACGCAACGCATGTCGCGAGGTCCTGGAGACCCTCTCCGTACCGATTGAAGCTCTGGAACTTGAACTTCATTGACTTCCCAATGTAGTCCGTCGGGAGATTCATCTTCAGTGTGTTGTCGAGCTGGGCGAAGTTGGCGCCGACAGAGTGCGATGCTGGTGTGGTTCCGTAGAAGCCACGCTGCATTCTAGTGACAGCATACTGATTCGTACCGATCAGAGTGGCTGTGGAGAAGCACAGAAGCTCGTTGTTGACGAGCGCCAGATTTCCGCCTGCCTGAGCAGAGATATCCGTGATAGTCTCCAGCTCCTGACCGCTCGAGGCCATGTCGACAGACATGGTGCTCGTGGTGTCCCATCCAGTGACCGAGGGAACAGAGCTGATGAGTATACCGTGCGCCATGGGGGCGACGATCTTCCCGATCTGCGTGTACGACACACCACCATCCAGCGAGCCGTGAACATAGCAGCCGCCCCAGTTCGGGTCGAGGGTCGAGCCAATGCCTCCAGTTGCACCAAACCAGATCTGCGCGACCCCCCCGTTCTTCGGTCCTGTGTACCCGACAGGAGGCTCGTAGATCAGAACATTGTTCACAGGCTCTGCATCAACTGCAGTGTTGCCCGAGGTCGATATAGTGCTGGCCGAGGGATTGGGACCGGGGGTGCAGATGCCCTGAATGAACTCCTCTGCCGTGAATTTGAGCATGCCTGAGTCGTCGGACTCGATCTTGCGGATGCGGACTAGCTTCTGGCTGAACCCAAGACGAGACGACGTGATACTGACAATATCCATGGGATCAAGATCGATCCACGACCAGTCGAGGAAGAACTCTAGACTATTCTGCAGATATCTGGCTCTCTGCAGCTTTGTCTGTACGATCATCGCCCCCATCTGTATGTCGCACACCTCGTGCATGGAGTCAGAGCTGGCAACGCGATTAGGGTTCCCGACTATCGACCCCATGTCTCTAGCCTCTACAATCTGAGGCTGATACTGGTTAGGAGTGAAGTTCTCTCCTCTGTGCAGAACCTCCGCCCTCAGCACTGACGGAAGAGTCACAGGATCAGCAAGAGTGATCTCCACGGGCTCCTGATCGTCGGTGAGAAGGGCGAAGTTGTCCTCGTCCAGATCTGCGACGACATCGATCGGAGCAATCCATGTTACACCGTTGCCCGTCACATTCTCGTCGCCGTAGGGGACAATTCTCAACTTGCCCTGAGACACGAATGGAGCGCAGTTCATCAGTCCGAGCCAGCGATCCAGAACACTGTTGGCAGGCTCGAACTGGTTCAGATTAGGAGACAGAGCAATACCCATAGCAGTGCAGTACGTCTGTACTGAAGAGTCTCCGTCTTCGCCCAGCAGATCGCTGAACGACAGCTCAGAAGAAGGAAACTGCGCTCCGCAGATGGGATTGGTCAAGAAGTCGGTGATCATCAGAGCTGGATCAGCATCCTCTCCGTTGAAGCTGGAGCCAAAGTATCTCCCCAAGATCTCCATGTTCAGGGAGCCAAGAGCTGCTGACTCTCCGAGATTGTACTGAGGACATCCAATATATGCTGTGTGTCTGTAGGCGAGGCTCTTGCCAGGGAACTTAGACGTGATGTACGAGAATGGTGCCTGAGTGTCTGTTCCCTTGAAGAGAGTGAGTCCCATTGCCGAGAATGTGTAGACAGACTGGCCCTTGTACACACACCCAATGTCGTAGATTGGACCCTCACCGATCGCGAGCAGAAGATCAGCGAGATAGAACCACCCAACAATCTGCACACCACCGCCACCTGTTCCTGGCAGACCCTTGCCTCCACGATTGGTGGAGGATAGCTCAGGAACAGGAGTAAATCCTCCGTAGAAGATGACGTTGACGCTACTCTTCGTCCTCCCCCAGATCATTGGAACAGGGAGAGTGCTCGTAGCTGTAGGAAGCTGGAGACCGGTATAGGTCGGAAGCTGGGCGGCCTGGGTGGGCTGAGAGCGTCCTCTGAAAAAGCTCATCTGTCTCTCACTCGGAAGAAGCGCGCGTTCTTCAGCCGCCTCGATATCTCGGGATAGGTCTCAGCTACGTCCTCGACAACACGTCCGTACTGGTACACTGCGTGCAGGAGGCGAAGAGGCGACATCTCCGTGACGATAGCTCCGTGGCTGTAGCATCTGCCAACTCGGAACACCACAATGTCCCCTGGCAATATCTCCTCTAGTGTGACCTCATCTGACCGATCCTGCACGAAGGAGAGATAGACCTCTCCGTCCTGGTGCATGTACCAGTCCCGCGTATACGGGCGAGGATCAAAGTCGCTGCACAGGCCGAGATCCGAGAAGATCCTGACGAGCAGCATGCCACAGTCCACCCCGACACCCTTGATGTCGGCCATGTGGTGGTACGGAGTTCCGAGCCAGGACCTCGCCTCCGCGACGATGCTCTCACTGAGCATACTGCGGGGGCGGGACATAGCTGTATCCTCTGAAGTTGTTGATATTCGCGAACCTGTCGTCGCACGTTGTGCGAGTGCGGTCGCAGCCCTTGTACATCCGTACAGTGTCTCCCTCCTCGGGATCCACCGGAGTCACGAACAGCAGCTCGGCAGAGACACCAGGAGTCACGTTCTTAATTGTGGCACGCAGGCCGGTGCAGGGCCCGGTCACGAACTCAGCGTATCCGCCTATCAGGTCCGAGATCGCGTCCGGAGTAAAGATGTATCTGTGTCCGGACCCGGCTCCGACACTGGTCTCGACCATGTGGTCCTCTCGGAGAAGAGTGCACCCGCTGTCGTAGACGACATGGTTGCAGGTAGCCGAGTAGACGTTCCGCGGCATGTCGTTCTCTAGAACCACGAGTGTGTTTCCCACCACGAGCTCCGCAGACACAGATCCGCAGCGAGAGACGCTCAGTACTCTGCCGGAGAAGAGAAGCACGCTACCGACGTAGCTGCCGCCCACTCGGTCCTCGTAGTAGACCTCCCACATCCGCAGCGTGGCTCCGGACAGCAGACCATTGGCGCATGCTGCCGCGAAGGTGATTCCGCCTATCCTGTCAGTGTCCCGATACAGGAGAGTGATGTTCTGCTGGTCCGAGTCCAGTCCTATCGACGCTCTGTACAGCAGGTTGTGAAACATGATACTGTCGGCAGAGTATCGCTGCCCCTCCACGACGAGATCGATGTCGGAGGAGGTGACCCGTACCACGCTACCGATGGAGAGAGTCAGCTCGTAGATGGTCGCTGTGTACATGGTCGCGTCCGGGCTCGTCCGAACGCGCTGCAGATACGACTTCAGGGTAGCCGACAGGGTCTTCACGCGAACTGGCTCCTGACTGTCTGGAACTTCACGTTGTTCACCGACCACAGATCAGACATGAACTGGGACTCGTCTAGCTCGTCGTCCGTGAACCTGCACATGTACGCAAAGTTGAAGTCGGCAGACACCACACCCATTCTGGGAGCAGTGGTGAACCGCAGCGTGTTCGGGGCGACCACAGTCCACGTAGTCGGGGCGACAGCCACACCGTCCACGTAGACAGTACTGACGTTCAGGACCCAGCCGACCGGCTCGTTGTACGACTCCATCATCCGCTGAAAGACAAAGTCTGTCGTCGTGCCGTCCGCCACTCCCAGAGCTCCGCCGACGACGCGAGTGTCTGTAGGATCGACGTACAGGAACGCGCCCCCGGCCCCCCGGCACTTCTGGAAGAAGTCCGTGATAATCTGCTGTGAGTGCGCGATGAGACTAGTCCGCGTCTCTCCGGAGGTGACTCCCTCGTAGGTGACCTCGAACGACCATATGGGACTGGCCCAGCGGACATTCCGCACCTCTCGTCCGGACGTGTGCTTCGCGATGAGCGTGCTCCATCGAGGTCTCTTGGGGAGCGGAACAGTGAGACCGGGGAGTGCAGGGAAGGTGGGCGGGATCTGCATCAGTACTTTCCAGTGCGATGGATGCCACGGCGAATGGCCTTGTCTACCGTCTTGACGAGAGCCTGGTCGTTGCGCTCGAACAGTCTCTGGACACCTCGAGCGTCGGGGCTGGAGATATTGATCGCGGCAGAGGCGCGGATGGGAGCCTGCCTGCTGCCTCCTGACGAGTAGTCGGTCAGCATCTTGCGGAATGCCTCGGACTCTCTGGCGGGCATGATGTGCTCGTTCTCGTGGACGAGCTGCACTCGGTCCTTCGGAACAGACCACATACCGATGTCGGCGGCCACCATCGAGGTGGCTCCCATGACCGTACCCATGGCAGCTGCTGCAGGTCCGGCCGCAGCAGGACCCATGATGGGAGACAGGAAGCCGAAGACACCGGCGAAGGTCTCGGCCGACGAGGACACAATCTTCTTGATGATAGCTGGAATAACCGTGGCTGCGGAGGCAGCGGTGGCAGCTCCCTCCATGCCGGTGCGAGCCGCTGTTCCAGAAGCTGTAGCCGCAGTCTGTGCTGCCTCTCCGGTAGTGGTGATGGCTGTCTTCGCGGCCATATTGGCGGCCCAGGTCGTGACCATCTTGATACCGGCGTCGATGAAGTACTGAACGATCTTCAGAGCCACGTTCTTGATCAGGCCGGAGAACCTCTCCGTACCCTGGATCATCCCCATGAGGCTGCTGGAGATCGTCGAGCCAATCTGGTCGAACGCCTGCTTGTAGTCGCGAACAATCATCTGCGTGTCGCGAGAGATAGTCTTCTGGCGACGAGCCGAGGCCTCCGCGTCCAGCTGCGACATCTTGGAGACAATCTGCCTGTACTCAGCAGTTCCCTCAGTGGCGATCTCCTTTAGCTTAGTCCAGTAGTCGCGCTCGATGGCGGTGCGCTGGTTCTCGAGAATGATGTCTGCCTGGAGCATCTGCTGGTGGGAGATCTGTCCCTCAGCCACCTGCTCGCGAAGAACTGTCCGTCGCTCCTCGAGCTCACGAAGCGCAATATTGCGCCGTTCCTCGGCGGCCAGCTTGTCGTTCTCAGAGATCGACTTGTCGTACGCAGCCTGAGCAGCAACTTTCTGCGCCTCGATAGCATTCCACTGTGCAGAGTTCCTCGCGACCAGGGACTGCTCGAAGTCGTACAGCTTCTTCTGCGCAGCAAGCTTCTGCTCGGGGTTCTCGGTACTGGCAATCTCTAGGCTGAGCTCGGACTTCTTCAGCTCGTTCTTCTTCTGGAGAAGTACGAGCTCCTCTCGCTGAACGTCCTGCGCGAGCTTCTGCCTGGACTGTGCATCGTTCGTCTGAGCGAGCTCCTGACGGGTAGCCTCCACGACGCGCTGCTGAGCTGCAACATCGTCCTTGCGTCCAGCAACCTCCTCTCGAATATTCTCAGCACGTGCCTTCTCGAGCGCACTGCCTCCGCTCACGGACTCCCTGAGCTGACGCTCCTGGTCGAGGAGCTTGGCCTTTGCCTGAGTGGCTGCCTCGATCTCCTTCGAGGAGGCACCGCTGAGCGTGCTGGAGGTGATGTTCGCCGCCTCCTGGCTGCGACGACCTGGATTGGCAGACAGAGAGCGAATGGCGTCCGCGATCTGACTATCGTCACCAGTCTTGGCAGCTCGAACAACAGATCCGGGGGTCGATCCGTAGTTGTACGTGACCGAGGTGATGGATGCCCTCGCCTTCGCAGAGACGCGCTCCCACTCATCACCGATGGCATCAGCTGCTCGCTTCGCGTAGACCTGTACCTGCTCGTACAACTCTCTGTCGGCCTCCTCCTTGGACATACGCGTGTTCTGGTCAACCTCTCTCCCACCAACGGTGTGAAACCCGTATCCGACTGCCCAGTGATCCTTCGTGCCACTGGTGGACTTGTCCCAGTATGGATTAGAGCTGAACTTCTCGAATCCCTTAATCAGCTCTATGGCATCAGAGGTAGATCCCTGCAGTCCCTGCTGGAGGATGTGGATGCGCGAGTTGATCTGGTCGAGCTGCGTGACGAGAGGATTCAGGCTCGTGGCCACACCGTTCATGGACGAGCGCAGCTGCTCAGCATCAGGCAGCATCTTCTTGAGTGCCAGAGCGCTCTTCTCCAGAGCCTCGGCCTGCTTGTCGAACTCAGCAGAGGCCTTCTTGGCCTCCTCGATCTGAGCACGTATAGCGACCGACAGGAGCTGACCGAGAGGACCAAGTCGCGAGTAGGCCTGAGCCTCCTCGTTCAGCTTCCGGAGACGCTCGTCGAAGAGAAGTTTCTGCTGCGCGATGACGCCACGGACGAGAGTGGCCTGCATTCCCTGCGCATCGTTGTTGCGCTGAGCCAGCTGAAACTGCTGCTTGAGTGTCTCGTTGACAGCACCGAGCGAGTTCAGGAGTGACATGCCACCAGTGGACGGATCCCGGAATGCCGCCTGGAACTTCTGGGACCACTGCTCAGCCTGCTCCCTCGATGACGACATCTGGACAGTCATCTGCACCAGTGCATCCATGAGAGGAGCCGAGATATTCTTTATGGAGCCAAAGCCTGCAGCGATTGTAGCGGCCATCTCGTTCGTGATCGTGCCGCTCTTCTGAGAGGCGTCTGGAATCTTCGAGAGCTCCGTCACGTAGTGCTGAAGAGCTCGTGTCGCATTCTCGAAGCCCTTCTCCTGGGCTACCTGCTGGAAGCGATCCATGGCTCCGGCCGCCGCTATCGTAGCACCCGCCGCCTCCAGGACTCCGCTCTTGTAGATCTCAGCAGATCTGATCCAGGTGTCCACTCGCTCGATCATTCTGCCGATGGACGCGGCAATTCCCTCATTCTCGACGCGAACGAGAGGACCCCACTCCTTCGAGTAGCCGAGGCTCTTAATGTACTCGCGATAGCCCAGAGCTGCGCTCTGGGCTGACTGCTCCGCCTTCTGGAGAATGGAGGGTATCTGACCAACAGTGCCAGTGAACCCAGACGCAGCTGCTCTGGTTCCCTCGTATCCGAACTTGAGGACCTGCAGAGCAAAGGCCCAGTTCGCGTAAGACTCGAGCGTTCGCGTGCTGCCTGCTGTCTGAGCACTGACATCGGAGAGGCGCGACATCTGCGCCTGGAGCTGTGCCATAGATGCGTTGATGCCAGAGAGACTGTCGCGAATGGACTGAGTCGTGCCTCGGACGGTGTTTGCTGCGCCGTCCATCTGGGACTTGAACTGTCCGGTGTCGCCACCGAACCGAACCAGAACCTGGTCACTAAGCATATCTCAGTCTCTCTGGTATCAATGTGGTGCCGACCTCTGAGGAGAACTTTGCGCCAGCGAACGCAGCGCGAATGGCCTCGGTCGGATCTGGGATTGTGGCAGGGTCTATCTCAGGGAGAGACTTGCCTGCCGGCTGCGAGGATGAGGAGGAGAACTTGATGCCGAGGGACTCGGCTATAGCTCTGAGGAGAGGTTCTACTGGAGGGTTCTTGCCCCTCCAGCGGCTTATCATCAGAACATCGTGCCACGACATTGCGTCGACCTGCTCGAATGTTCTCCCCTCCGACATCAGCTGTCCGTAGATGTCGTCCCAGTCTGTTCCTGAGCCGGCTGGACTTCCCCCGACGGCGTGGGCTCCATGCCTGCGTGGCACATGATCTTCTGGACGACATTGCCGAGCTCGAGTGCGCCGCCGACAAGACGAAACTTGTCGACATCGAAGTCAGAGTCGATGGACTGCATGGCAATGCCGAGAACGCGCATTCCGATGGCCATATTGCCCATCGTCCTTCGCTCCTCGCTCGAGACGAAGTCCTCGATCTGACGAATGACTCCGAGGGGGAGGATGTCGATGACGAACTTTGCGCCGTCGGCATCCTCGATCTCTAGTGGTGCGGGTCTCACTGTAGTGTCCTCCTCTCAGTGACCGAAGACTAGCTGACTTCGGGGAAGTAGATCTTGCCGATATTGCCCGTGGTATCCGCGAACATGCCAATATCGATCTCGGGCATGACGAAGTCCTCGAGCTTCGCCGCCATTGCCAGCTTCGACGCCTGGCACTGGTTGAAGCGGGCCAGGAACGGCTTGTTGTTCCTGGTCGTGAAGTAGTCCAGCTGGAAGATCGGCGAGTAGCCGAGCAGCGTCTGGGAGATCTGCAGCGTCTGGCCCGCCACGGTCTTGTAGGCATAGCTGATGCCCATCGAGATGCCGGTGTCGGCGGCGGCGAATGTGTAGATGCCAGTTGCCTCGTTGACCGAGTACTGGCCAGTCGCCGGAGCAGACGCAACGCGCTTCAGCGGAAGACCGGTGACGTTACTGATAACGCCGAGGTCCTTGTCGAAGTTCGCGGAGTTCGTGACCGTGACCTGGTAGGGCGTGGCCGGAACAGTCTGGTTCTCCGGAGCCGCCCAGGTGAGCGAGCCGGTGACCATGCTGGCGCCGAAGAACATGTTGTTCCAGGCGATGCCCGAGATGACCGCGGCGTTGATCTTAGCGGTCACCTTGACCGTGCCGCGAGCAACGTCGATCGGGAACTGGTTCTGTCCGTAGAGCTCCTTCAGGTTGCCGGAGAACTCCAGATTGAGGGACTGTGCGTACCCGACGTTGATCGGCGTCGAGTTCGCCACGTCCGTTCGGGTCGCAACAATTGCGCCGGGGCCGAATGCGTCGAGCATGCTGCGTTACTCCTTGATCTTCAGGGCGTTCTTGAGGTTCTCGAGCTTCTTACGAAGCTCATTGTGCTTCTCCGGCGTGTCAGCGAAGCTCGTGCCGGCAAGCTCGATCGAGTACCAGTTCTCGACAACTGCGTCGAGACGGTCCTCTGCTAATACCGAGGCGTTATGTGCAGGAGCAGGCTGCTCCTGGCTCTCGTGCCATACCTCTTCGTCGTTGTCTACCATGCGCTTCTCCTTACGTCAGCATGATCCTGATGGGGTAGATTATCAGCCCATCATCGTCCAGATCTCCTGGATCCTTGAAGATCTGTCCCTCCTGTCGACAGTGAGACACCAGTCCGCCGAGGGTCTGCACTCTCTCCGTGGGACCAGGTGCCAGAGCAGCATCCAGCCCATCCAGGATATTGTTCACATCTGCAGCCGGAGTGTCCACTCCCGTGGCACTGGTGTAGACGAACACGCTCACCATCATGGTCTGCTTGGCCGGATGGTTCTCAGCCTGAAATGCCGGAGACTCGTCTCGCTCGACCATGTACATGGCGGGGCGCGACTCAGGAGGAACATCCGTCCACAGCCTGATGCGACGACTCTTCGTCTTGAAGACAGTGCTGCCGTTGACAGGCTGAGCGAAGGTCGCTGCCGAGATCCTGCTGAAGAGAGCAGTCATGATCTGCTCGCGACGTACCAGCATCATCTATCTCCCAGAACCTGGCGATACGTCTCTGTCAGCTCAGCGATGATCTCCTCGCGCATGTCCTCGAGAGCAGAGCGCATGTACGAGCGCTCAGGCATCTTGGAGCCAGGGTGACGAACCCGCTTGTAGAACACACGCTTGCCGTCCCTCAGGAACGAGAGAGCATCTGCCTTGGTGGATACTATGTCGTGAGGAGGCGTCTTGCCTCCGTACTCGTGGATCTTGTCGTATGGCGCAGAGCCGTCCGTGTAGACCCGAGAGAAGATGATGTTCCCCTCGTCGACTGTCTCCTCCTGGACCGACCTCTTCAGTCTGCCAGACACTGTGTGGAGGACCTGCCCGCTGAGCTTGTTCGCGACTATATGTCGCTGGAGCCTGAGACTCAGCCCCATGATCTTCCGCAGGAGTGCCTGGTGCAGCTCGGGCGGAAGTCCGCGAAGTCGCTCCTCTGCCTCCCTGCTGCCTGTAACGACGACGCTCAGCAAGACACGATCCTCGTGTATGTCTGAATCACTGCACCCACAATCTCGGGAACAGCACGAATGTCGAACGAGACACTCTCAGCTCCTCCAAGGCTCTTGCTCCGATATCCGATGCGATCCTTGTACCTGAACCGTTCCGCGACCCACTCGATCACTGCTCTCTCGAGATCAGCCGGAATGTAGCCGTAGCTGACCAGAACAGCGATGCTCGCGTCGCCGAATGTGTAGCTGCCGGAGGCGTCCACGGAGTACTGACCCGAGGACGGCGCAGACGACACCTTCGTCAGAGGGAGACCAGTGCTCGCCAGAGCGACACCCATGTCGGACGCCCATCGTCCGTAGGGGGCGGCGACCGCGACTGCTCCGGAGGAGGGAGTCGTCACAGCCTCGCTCTCGACCTGATATCCGGCGACATACGTCACCGACACGTTCTTCGTTCCGGACAGGAACGTGTACCCCCGGAGATCGAGTCGCTGCATCAGGCCCGGAGGATCGTCCGGAGCAGCCTCGAGGATCCATCCAGAGGAGGGATAGTCGCCAGCCGGGGGTACGACCACCCCGCTGACTCTGAGCTCCGTGACCTTCGTGACAGGCCAGTTGGTGAGGAGCATCCTCGTGCCGCCGAGGCCGTCGTAGAGCTCGGTCACAGTGCGAGGAACGAAGAAGCTGCGGCTCGTCTTGTTGTAGACGAAGCCGCTGATCTGCGTGATGAGGCTCGAGAGAACAGCGTCGGAGTCGGTCATCGAGATGGAGAGCCACTTCTTGACCGCATCCAGTGTCGTCAGATCTCTCGAGCTCATCTGTCAGATCACTTCTTCTCAGTGGTCTTGGCCGCAGCGGCCTTCTTCTCGGCCTCCTCCTTGGCCTTGGCGTCAGCGATGCGCTTCTGCTCGGCCATCTCGGCGAGGCGCTCGGCCTCCTCGTCGGCAGCCTTGGCCTTGGCGGCGCGCTCAGAGACCACCGTCGGGAAGACTGTGAGGCCCTGGGCCACGCCCTTCCAGAACTCGTTCTGGTCCTCGTCGGAGAGCGACGTGAAGGCGATCAGCTGCTCATCCGAGAGGCTCTCGGCGACCGAGCGAGATGCATAGGTAAGCTTGCCGACCATGGCCGGCCGACCCTCGAGTACTGGAGATGCCTCGCCAGACGCCAGGGTGAACCCGTGGCTGCGAGCGACCTCGACATGGTCCGAGCGAACCATGATCTGGCCACTCTCGACTGTGTACTCCTCGCCATCGTGCGAGAACCCCGACTTGTCGGCCGGAGCATTCATGAGAACCCGCTTCGACATGCGGAACTCCTCTCTGGTTGTCTACTCCTCAGGGGTCGGCGGCGGCTCTGGGAGAAGAGCCGCCGCCTGTGCCGCGACGAGGCCGAGGAGGATAACCTCGCCGCAACCTCGTCAGCCGTTGCCGATGTTCGTGATCATGCCCATCGACGGCGGGAAGTAGTGCTGAAGCACCTCGTCGGCGTAGACACCGTACTCGTACTTGCGCGAGCGCAGCGGCCACTCGACCTGGTAGTACTCCTGGCGCGTCCGCACCTGGATCACGTTGCCGACGCCCGACAGCTGATAGGGAATCTGCTTCGAGAGGAAGAGGATCGTCCCGTTCGGCATGTTCGGGTGCAGGCGGAGCGGGATCTCCTTGCCGCCCTGCATCGAGTAGCGGTTCAGGTAGGAGCGAACCATCACGCCGCCGCCGATGGCGTCCTGGGCCGTCTGGAACACGAAGCGCTGAGCAGCGTTCGCGTTGCCGGCCAGGATCTTGCGGGAGATGTTCGTCGCCTCCTGCGAGCCGACCCAGATCTCGTCCGGGGACAGACGGTAGTTGTCCCAGAACGACTGGAGCGCAGCGTCGATCTCGACAATGCCGCCCGCACCGTCCCCGGTGAGCGGAGTGCCAGTGCCAGCAGTGCCGGTCGCCATGACCTTGGTGTAGGAGCCGAGTCCCTTGTTGCACATCGTCAGCAGACCGTCGAACACGAGCGTGTTCGTCGAGTTGTCCGCCGAGGGCAGCGAGGCAGCGGTCTGCGTCCCCGCAGCCGCGCCTGTGATCACGACCGAGTTGATGGTCGTGATGGCGCCGAGAACCTCGGAGCCTGCAGCGCCCCAGAACCAGGCATAGGCCACCGCGCCGGTCTTCTGCGCGACCGAGGCGCTGACGGAGCCGGTCGGACCGGTCACCGCCTGCGTGGCGCTGGCCGACTTCTGGGCAGCGCCGCCGCCATAGGTGTCGCTCGAGCCGTCCGGATTGGTGCGGGTGATCGACGCCTGGATGCCGCCAGCGACGCTGCCGTTCAGGAAACCGTCGAGCGACAGAGCCACGCAGATAACCGAGTAGGTCGCCGTCGCCAGGGTGCCGCCGGAGGTCGACGCCGAGAGTGAGGGGGTGCCGGTCGTGCCGAACGCCAGGGTGCCGTTTCCGCCGAGGAGGAGAGCCTCCTCGCCCAGCATCACCGACTGAAGCGTGCGCATGCCCGCCTGGGCGCGAACGTCGTCGAAGTTCTGGGCGGCATACTGAGCCTCGAAGGTCGCGCTGCCCTCCAGACCAATGCCCTTGTAGACGGCGATGTAGTCCTGGGTCGACACATCGATCACGCCGCCGCGGTTGCCCTCGGAGACGCCGAGGCGAACCTTGCCGGTGTTGATGCCAGTGATGGCGCGCCAGTTGGCCTGAATGCCGCCGCGACCGGAGACGCGCGGGATCTCGTTGCGGAGCGGAGTCAGCACCGGAACGAGGAACTTGGCACCCGCCTCGAGGTCGTAGTAGTTGAGGCCGGAGGTGGCGGAGCCGGGCTGGCTGAACGTGGCCTTCGCGAGGCCGAGCTCGCCGAGCTGCTCCGTCGAGAGAGGCGATCCGAACGACTTCTTCAGTTCGTCCAGGATGGCCTTGGTATCCATCTTCTGGTCCATGTCTGTATTCCCCTATTGCCGCTGCTGCGGCTGCTGCACTGTGGAGCGTCCCCGCTCCGGTTCCAGAGCTCTCGTCCCCGAGAGCTATCCAACGCTCCCCATCTTCTGGGGAAGCGACTGAGCCAGCTTGACCATGAGGAGCGCCTTGTCCTCCTGGCCGAGCTTGGCGAACTCTGCCTCGACAGTCTTCGTGTCCGTCGACGCATTGGCGATACTGATCTCGCCGCTCTTCTCCACCACGTGGAGTCGCGGCGGCGGAGCAGCCATCTTCTTCATGATCTCGATCGTCTCGCCCTGCTTGCGGATGACCTCGGCCTGCTCCTCGGACTTCGCGAGGAGCTGCTCGATGCGCGGCGCCAGAGCGTCGTAGGCTCCAGCTCGCTTCGCGAGATCGTCGGTGTCCGCAGACTTGTCCATGACCCTGCAGGCTCCGCCGAGATCGCAGGTGTGATCGTGGATCTTCTGGATGACCTCCAGATCCTTGGCACTGTTCCGTGCCCCGGCCTTGGCGAGCTCACCCATGTCGTCCAGCATCTTGGCGACGCGATCCATCGGGTCGGAGTTGTCCTCCTGGATCTCAGAGACGATGAATGCCTTGAGACCGTCGACAGCCTTCTGGAGAGAGGCAACCTGCTCCGGAGACTGCTCCTGCTCCGACATCTCCTTCATGAGAAGAGAGAAGGTCGTGTTGAGAGCCTCCATTGCGCGCTGAGCATCCCAGACCTCCTCGCCGAGGTACTTGCGGAGCTCGGCGAACTTGTCCTCGGCGGTCGGCTCGTCAGCAGACTTGCCGAGTGCCTTGTCGAGACGAGCAACGAGAGGATCCTGCTCGGCGGCAAGCAGCTTAGCATTCTTCGCGAGCGCCTCGGACTTCTTCTTGTGAGTCGATCCGTCCTTGGCGAGCCAGACCTGCTCGACACCCCAGTCCTCGCTCTTCTCGAGCTCCTTCTCGGTATCGGGAGCAGCCGCACTCTTCTCGAGTTCCGTCTTCTTCTCGGGCTCCACGCCCTTCTCGAGCTCTGCACGAGCCTGATCGAGATAGTCCATCTCGGAGCCGGGCTTGCCTGCGGCAACCGCCATCTCAGCAGCCTTCGCGAGGACCATGTCGTTCGTGATGCTCATCTTCCTCATGTCTCCTGTCTCGACGACCTTCTCGGCCTCGTCCTTCTTCGAGCCCCTGACCGTCTTCAGCTTGCTGCGGGCCTCAGCAGCGGCCTTGTCACTCTTCATCTTGGCAGCCTGCCGCTTCACAGCTGCGTCGAAGTCTCTCTGGGCCTTGGTCTTAGTCTTCTCAATGTCGCTCTGCGCAGACTCGAACTGTCGCATGGTCTCGTCGCGAGACCTGTCGATGAACTGCTCCGCGTGACCGCGAGCGGTCGGATCGGTGAGATCGCGCACTGCCTCCGACGCACTCTTACCAGTCTCGGCTGCACCGACGACTGCCTTGACACCGGAGACTGCAGCGTCCATGCTGCGGCGAGCGCTCATCATGCGGGACGCGATGGCGCCAACGCCAACCGCAGAGGTGACGGCGGACAGGATCTCCCCGGACGCGCGAACAGCAGCACTGTCCGAGGTCTCGAGCGCTCCCGAGATCGCTCCGGAGACTCCTCCGATAATGGCACCGGGAGTGCCAGCCGTGAGAGCTCCGAGGGCAGCGCCCTTTGCGCCACCGACAGCAGCGCCAATGCCAGCAGCAACCCACTTTCCGGTCGAGTCTCGCGGCTGACTGTCGTCGAACTTCTCGAGCTCGACTGCAGGAAGAGTGTCCGACAGTGCCTGCGCGGCATCATCGGCGAACTCGTCCCAGTGGTCTGCATCTCCGTGGACCACGAGAGCCTTGGCCATGGACACGACCATGATCATGTCCTCGATATCCTGCTCCAGCTCTGGAGTGTCCCCGATCAGTTTCTCGAGATCGTCGACTTCGTGGAACTTGCGCATCTCCATGGTGCCATCCATCTTCTGGACCTGGAAGAACGCCGCCTTGTCGAGACAGGGAATGTCCACGAGTGAGAGCTCGGAGGGGCGGCCTGTGTAGCGAATCTTCGTGGGATCGCTCGGATCCTTCCACTTGCGGACATAGCCGCCTCCGTGGGAGAAGCCGGTGTAGACCCCCTCCAGGACCTTGTTCCACTCGTTGTCGTCTACGATCTTCGCGCAGACCTCGATCTGCCTCGCCTCGTCATTGCAGAGAAGCTTGATGAGCTTGCCAGCAGCGACCTTACTGTGCATAACGCGCACGTTCCCGAGACTCTTGCCTCCGGAGGCCTTCGCCATGTCGCTCGACCACTTCTCGTAGTGAGGCTTGGTCGACTCGTAGTCGCAGATCTCTCCGGATCGGTCAACAGCCTCAGCAGTAGCGATGCCGTAGACGAGTCGCTTCTCCTCGTCCACCTTGGTCAGTGGAATGAACATCTTGAACTCAGCGTCGTCAGTCATCTTCTTCCTCGCTGGACTCGTGGTCCTCGTCGTTCTCGAATACAGGAACCAGGACGCAGCGACACCGGGGGTGCCCGAGCGGGTGCATGTGGCCCGACTGGAACTCCTGGTCAACAGGAATGGTCCCCTGCTCCTCGTTCATCTTGCAGATGTCGTTGTCGACGTGCTCGTCGCCGACTGTGAGCCAGCGCTTGCCAACGATCGGAACACCGACGTCCCGAGCGGCCCTGTACCCCTCCAGTGCACCAGCCGAGTTGGCCGTTCCGACCTCGTACTCGGCAATGTTCTGAGCGCGATCCTCGGAGAAGCCTGCGTCCTCGAGCCTGCTCATGATCTCCTCCTGGCTCAGGCCGTTCCTGATGCCGGAGGAGATGGTGTCGCGCACGATCTTCTGGGTACTCTCCGTGATATCGTAGCTGCCGCCAGTGGTCTTGACGATGCTGCCATCCTCGAGGACTCGCTGACCGGTGATCTCGGCTGCGTGCTCCTCTGCCCACTGGGCAGCTCGAGAGTAGACCTCCTCAGCGTCCTCTGCAGAGACAGACATCTTCGCCAGGATCTTGCGGGCAGCGTCCGTGGCGACGATCCCGAGGTCCTCACCGAGGGCGATGTAGATCTCGGAGACCGCGTCTAGGTCCAGCGCCGCCGCTAGGCGGGCCGCGCCCGGCTCGCTCGGCTGGACAGCCTTGCCGAGCCCCTCCAGCGCCGTTGCAACGCCCGCCGCTAGGGTAGCCCGGTTAGCCCGCCACGCTTTCTGGAGGGCCTCTAAAACGGTCCTACGGGCGGCGAACACGGCTCGGCGAGCAGCGCGCCTGTCGAGAGAGGGAGTCTCGAGCTCTGCGCGCTTGACCATCTTCCCGATGCTGGAGGCAGCCGACACGATGTCGTCCCGCATCTCGTCGAGAGCATCCTCGATGGCTGCGATGGCATTGTCGGAGACACCGCTGTCCTCCAGCTCAGACACAGTGTGCGCAACGAATGTGTCCAGGACTGAGGGCAGGTAGGACCTGCCGAGGACGGCCAGATCGTGGATCTCGTCGGCCGTCACGTCGTCTGCGTCCGAGATGCTCTTCAGCATCTTCTCGGCGTCGTCGTCCTTCTTCTTGCGGCGAGCGCGGCGCTTGGCCCGCTCCTCCTTCGCAGTGGCCTCCTCAGCGCGACGCCGAGCATCCAGACGATCCTGGGCAGCCTGTCGAGCCTGCTCCTCGGCAGCCTCCTTGGAGCGAGCGCGCTTTGCCTCGGACTCAGCCTTCTTCTCGGCCTCCTCCCGAATCTCGTCCTTCTTGTCGAGATACTTGTTCACTACTTTCCTGAAATACCGACCAGTGCGGTCTGCCGCCTCGGCGTCGACACCCGCGAACTTCAGTGCTCCAGTGAGGACTGACTCGGCAGCGCGGACAGACATGTCGCGAACATAGTCCGTGACGAGGCTCTCGATGATACCAGGGATCAGCTCGTCGTCCTTGACCACCTTCATGGCAAGATGGGATGCACCCGCCACGGCAGCTGCAATCGCGAGCTGGTTGCCAACCTTCTTCGCGATCTTGGCCACACCCTGCGCAGTCATGCTGCCTGAGGTGAACCGGCCCATCTCGTCGCGGGCGACGTCACTGTTCCGTGTACGCTCAGCTCTCTCCGCCTTCCTGCGCTCGCGCGCGGACGGTCCGCCGGTGGACCCGAACCGACCCTGGTTGTCCCGAGGCTGATGCTCCCAGTCGTTCTTCTGCATCATACTGAGGAGCATCTTCTGGATGTCGTCCTTCTCGTTCTTCTTGTCCTCGTCCGTCTTCTCGGCCAGAGAGCCGACACCCTTGATGGGTGCAAACCCTGTGAGCAGATCGACAGGCTCCTCAGGCTTCTTCGTCTCGTCGAGGTGCACGAAGCCAGTTGCGGTCGTGAACCCTAGCTCCCCCGCCTCGGGAACAGTGCTCGGGTCCATGCCAATCTTCTCGCGAACCTCGTTGCGAGTCATCACGCCCTTGTCGACATACGTTGAGTAGACAGTGGCCTCGTCCTTTGGGCTGAGCCTCTTGTCCGTGTCCCATGCGAACTCTGCGCCAGGGCAGCGCAGATCGATCTGGACGATACGGTCCATGATCCGCTTGACCCACTCGAGCAGCGGAGCCAGACCCTCGTCGTGGGCCTGCTCCTGCTGAGTCTGGGCGGTGGCTCGGTTGACCTGAGAGATCAGGGACTGGGGCGAGATCGAGAAGGCAAAGCACACCAGCTTGGCGAGCCACTCGTCGAACACACCCTTGAGCTCAGGATCCTGGGTCTGGATGAAGGTCTTCGCGATGCCGCCCGGCACGAACTTGGCCTTGCGACGACGAGCGATGCCTGCAGATCCCTCGAAGTACGCATCCCAGTTGTCCTGGAAGGCGCGGATCTGGTCCGGGGTCCATCCGTCGGGAACACCGATCAGCGACTCCGGAATGTTGCCAGCAGTGAAGTAGCTGAGCGTCGACACCTGCCGGCGCAGAGCAATGTTGACCGTGACGATGATCTGCTCGACAGGCGAGTAGCCGTAGATCTTGCTCGTGCGGCGATTGCGCGGAGCGTAGATGATCTCGTCAGGCGTGTAGTCGACTGCGGGCAGGCCCTTGAGGATCTGCTGGTATGCCGGGGGCACGACCGTCGCCCCCGACACCGGATCGATGTATGGGCGAGGAGTGCGACCACGATCGTCGATGACGCGCTTGATGGTTGCGCCGTCCAGAGGCTGGAGCGCATAGAGCTCTCCGCCGAGGGAGCGCTCCTTCCAGATTGCAGGAGCGTCGATGACCAGCAGGTCCTCGAGGACCATGCGGAGCCATGGGTGGAAGTCGAGCTCTCGGTCCGGACGCTCCAGAAATGCCTGGACACGAGATAGCTCGCTCTGATCAACTGTCTCCGGCCTCTTCTGCCCAGGCAGTGTGCGAGCCCGAATTGTCCACCGAACCTTCTCGAACTGGTCCTTGCGAGTCTCGATGACCAGCCGCAGGAGATCGTACGAGTCGGCAAGAGCGCGAATATCCCAGAACGACAGACCCTCGTATGCGCGAGGATACTGGACGAGGTTGTAGCCAGAGGGATAGTCCAGCTGGCGACCCACAACCTCCGGAGGGGCGACCGGAGCCATGGGCTGGAGCGGCCCGAACCACCCGGATCCGAGCGTGCCCGAGGGACGAGACGTGCCGAGCCGCACGGACATCATGGCTGGGTCCAGCGGAGTGACTAGTCCGCCCTGTCCTCTGCTCAAGTGTCAGTTCCTCTCAGAAATCGCTCGGAATGGCTGCACCATGGAACCCGATGAGGGCTCCAGTCTGCAGGTCACGAATGCCCCACTTCACGATCAGCCATCTGGTCTGATCGCTGTCCAGCTCCACATCGTCTCTGCGAGCGGTGAAGTTGGACTTACTCATGGCTATCGTGTCTATGGACGAGAAGACGATAGCCACTGACGGAGAGAACACTTCCGAGTGCCTCAGGCCAACAATGGCCGTACGATCGATGCCGCGAGCTCTGAGCCAGCGAGACTCGAACGCAGTGTTGACCCAGAGATAGGTCCCGTCCAGACCAACCATCCACTCCGGGAATGGCGCTGCTGCCATCTTCCCCTCGAGTACTGATACGCGAACGAGAAGACCCTCTACCTTCTTCTCCAGATCCTTCTTCTCCCTCTTCTCGACCGCCAGCTCAGTGTGAAGAGACATCGTGATGGCAGTGAAGTCATCTCTGTCGTTCTTGCGGTCACTGTCTCGACTCTGCCATCGAGTCGAGATGAGCTGCATCAGAGCTCCTCCGACAGCGCCACTGGCAGCTATCAGCGCCACTACTACCGTGGCATCTGTGCCAGTGATCATCATCGAGAGAAGTCCCTCTTCACGGACGAGTAGAACAGGCGATCGTTCACGAGTCTCTGGTTGGCCTCGTTGAGCGCTCCGATGTACTCTGCGACGAGGGCTCGGCATCCAGAGGATGGTCCACTGGCTGTCCGAACTCCGGAGGAGGCTCTGGCAGCTGCCAGCTGCCTCTGGCTGTACCTGACGAGCTCGCGCATCCTGCCAAGCTCAGCAGCAGTGAGCTGCAGATCGCTGCCCTTGCGAGCCAGCTCCACGATGTAGTTGTTGATAGCACCTGTGTCCTCCTGGCGCTGAGCAGCAGCGGTCCTCTCTCGCTCTCCGGCCTCCTGCGCAGTCTTCTGCAGCAGAGAGATGTTCTCGTCTGCCTGAGCGAGGTCCTCCCGAAGTCTGGCGATCTCTACTCCGTGAAGAGCTGAGCGATAGCCAGTGTCGTACAGGTATCCTCCTCCTGACATAGCCACTCCGAGAGCGGTGATCGCTGAGTAGACAAAGCCTGGTACCATCCGGAGTGGCTGAGCCAGACCAGCAGCGACCAGAACTAGTCCAGCAGAGATGGTCAGCCAGTGACCGAGTATGGAGACGATTGATCCCACAGCGGCTTCTCCAGTCCCTCGATACACAGTTTGCGCTCCTGGGAGCGACGGCGAGTCAGCCCAGGAAATACGATACCTGCTGCCCTGTTGTAGGCAGGGAAGACATCGCAGGCCTGCCGTACTCGGCCTGCGTTCATGTGTGCAGCGATGGACGACTTGCAGAAGGCCCGAGGTCCCAGGTTTACTGCAAAGTCGACCGACGCCACGTATATCTGCACCGGAGCAGTCTTCAGGTACGGCACGCATTTCTCGATCGGCTCTGCGTGCCTGTCCAGATCCCTCAGGAGAAGAGCTCGGCACTCTGTCAGGGACAGATGGTATCCAGGACCAACCTCAGGACCTGTGTGCCCGAAGCAGACCGTCCAGGGCTTGCCGCGAGTAGCCGGGTCCGGATAGGCAGTCTGCCGCAGACCCTCTGCACTTCCCGTGAGGACAACGAGCATTCCCGCGACCTGAGCGGACTTCTTGACTCTGCTCATCAGTCGTCTCCTCCGTCCCTGACTCCTGCCTCCTGTCGCCACACTCGCAGGCCGAACTTGATCAGCGAGACGAGGGCGAACGCAGCAGCGAAGCGCCACGAGCCGAACATCTCCTGAGCCCTGTCCGACACCAGAGTCAGGATCGTCGCCAGCGTGCTGACTGTGGCGAAGAACAGCTCTATCTGAACAGACCAGAGCTTGTATGCCTCCCGCCAGTTCACGATGAGATGGCGATCGGCCCAGCTGAGGACAACCTGCTTGACCATGCCTCAGATCCCCGCGAGTCTGATGGGACGATAGTACGCTGCACCACCAATCGAGCGATGGGACAGGCCGACCCGATTACGTCCCTTGTTTCCGTTGATCGTGGTGACGCGACCTCCCTCCACTGAGGCAACGATCTCGACATGCCCGCCTCCGCGACGGCGGGAGACGCGATAGTCGCCAGGCTGCGGATAGCCGACACGACGACCCATCGCGGCGGTGTCGAAGGCACGGGCCGACGAGTTGGTTGCGAGGCCAGCGCGACGGGCGACCATATTGACGAAGACCTTGCATCCAGGGCCTCGGAAACCCATCGGATTGCGGGAGCCAATATAGCGAGAGGCCTCGGCGACAATCTGAGGTGCCGTGCGGATGTCTAGCGCAGCGCGTGTCTCGGCGCGCAGGACACGCTGAGCAAAACGTCGATCGACGCGACGGTATGTTCCTGGCTCTCCGGCCTCGTTACCCATCCCCTGTGCCGCCCACTCGAGCGCAGACTGCGCGTGTGCGCGCTCGGCCAAGAGGAACAGGGTGGCCCAGATCGCCAACGCGATTAGCGCGGCCGTGAGGACATAGTCGAGAGTGGCGCGAACGCGCGCGCGAAGCGAAACAGGCATTGGTCGTCCTGGTCTGTCGGCCGCTATTGCCGGCGGCCGATCGGCTCAGAGGTAGTGGATCAGAAGCTCGGCGAGCACGATCCACGCGAGCGCGGCCAGCGCGAGGCATAGCCGAGCCATGATGAGTGCGTCAGAACTTTGCAGCAAGGGCTGCGACCTCTGACGGGCAGTTGGGCCAATGCGAGTCGTCCGCATAGGTTCTGTCCTCCGCTGCGACTAGCGCGGCGCAGGCAGCGCGCATAGAGACGATCCACTGCAGGCCATCAGCAAAGGCGGTTTCGTCGTCGCTGGACAGCATCCCCGCCGCACGCGCTGCCGCCATGTTGACTTGCGCATTGGTCGAGGCGACGACGACGATCCGCCGCTTGCACTCGGCGCTGACGGCGCTCTGGTCGAACGGCACAGGCGGGATCGGGGCTGGCGTCTTACCGCTCGCGCACCACGCGAGATAGGCACGATAGTCGGCGTTGCCCTCGTCATGGGGAATACACGCGCCGTCTGATCCGCGCGTGACGCCGTGCGCGCTCAGCGTGTAGGTCTCGGCGGGATCGAAAGTCTGAAAAGTTGGAAGGTCCATGATGGTCCCTCTGTTAACGAGATCACAGTTCCGCGCTTGCGAGGATACAGTTTGTCCCGATGGTCATGAGATTTGGCGCAGTGAGACCAGACCAGCCGCTTAACCCTAGATCGTTCGCGCCCGTGGCCGTCACATTATAGACAGACAGCGTTGATCCCGACGAAAAGCGTGCAGAGACTCCTGTCTCTGAGGCTGAGATCGTGGTCATCAGCAGCGTGAGCGTCGGGGTCGCTCGCATTGGTGTCTTGAATTGGGCCGAACCCTCCCATGTCGACGCGGTAGTTACCTTTCCGACAGCCCCCGAGCCGATGATCTGGGCATATCGCTGGCACATCGCGAGCTCGACCGAAAGCGGCCGAAACTCGAACGGCGTGGGATTGCCCCAAGCGCCAGCAACCTGTCGATCCGCCTCGAGTTGCGCGGCGCCGATATAGATGTCCTGGTTGCCGATCGCGCCAACTTGGTGAAACACGACATGCACGCGCGATCCATTTTTTGCGCCGACCATAGCTGCCGCCGGGATCGGGACAGACACCACAGCGGCGCCTGCGGGAACCGTGAACGGTATCTCTGTGTAGTTGGTGTTCCAGGAGCTATTGTCGAGGGCGCTGTTGTGGACAATATCGACCGAACCATTGAGGGTTCCTGCTGATGTCGACGCCTGCATGTCGAACGACACGACGACGTTTTTTCCGTCGAGGTCCGCTATCTGTCTCGCCTCGATGCCCTGCCACATTGGGAGATTCACGCCCGCGGCTACGCCAGAGGTCTGCAACCTCATCGCATATTGACAACGAAAGCCCGCCGGCGCGGCGACGCGCGAAACATCTATCGAACTGCCGCCGCCATTCCACAGCTGCCAACGATCCGCGAGCCACGCCGCAGACATGGACGGGACCGTGAAGCTGATCCCGCGCTGCCACATGTCTGGGCCGCCGTTGATGAGGCGGTTGCGGAAAGCAGTCACGACTCTGCCAGAACTGGCAGAGATATCTGGCCAGCGACCTAGCTCGATCCAGTGCCCAGAGTCGGCATCGTAGCGCAGTCGAAGATACGCCCCAGCTGCGAACGATGTGTCTCCGTCTGCCAGTCGAATGTTGCCAGAAGAGGTCAGCGAGATGGCAGACTGAAACCGCAGAGTGATCTCGCGATCGCCCCATGTCCCGAGGATACTACTGATGGCCGTGGTGCCGAGAACGTGAAACGAGCGACCGTTGACGGGGAGCAGCAGCGAGGAGGCAGACGACACAGGATATGGCAGAATGTAGTTCGTGCCGAACAGACCTGTTCCGGCCGGGTTGAAGTACGGGGTCGTCTTGAGATCAACATCGATGTAGCTCGTCGATCCGCCAAACGGAACAGACACGAGCATTCCTGCGACATCTATCGCGTACCCGCGTAGATAGGTGTGCGAGCCGGCATTTCCGATACTGACACCAATGCCTCCGATACTCTGCAGTTTCAGGTTAGAGACGAATAGATCGCCGCCTGTGGTGACGATCGCGTTGCCTGTCGTGCCGACAATCGTGCAGAGTCCAATATGAACAGACTCGGTGTTGGCCGCGTCCTGCCTGAGCCCAGTGGCTCCTCCCCAGATCTGCAGATTCGCGATCTGGATATTGTTGGTGCTCGCCCCCAGAGTAACTCCAGTCTGGGTAGGCGTGATGCCAGTAGGGTAGTCAGACCATATTGTACCGATGTCCACAGCGCCGGTCCCGACGAAGTAGAAGTTACGGAGGTGTCCCCAGCAGAGGACGTTGTCTATGACAGTATTATCCTGAGCCCCAGTAAGATACAGTCCGTAGCCCGTACGCACCATGTCCGAGTACGACATACTCGGCTGGAACGTGTACGGCCATATGTGGCAGTCGCGGATGAGCGACGTGTCGTAGGACGGCTTGTCTATGTATATGCCGTTGATACAGTCAGCGTAGAAGCCCTTGATCGAGAACCGATTAACAGAGGCTCCCGTCTGGGCGATACCCTTGTTGAAGCCAACAGCCATCACCTCCTCGACTGTTACGGCATCCCCCGCTATCGTGATCGCTGTGCCGGCGAAGCCAGCTGAGGCAACTGTGGTCGAGGGGAGAGCCATCCCGTACCTCTTCACGAAGAGGTGCGAGAGAGACGCGTTAGTGCTCAGCTGTATGGTGCCACTCGAGTCCAGAGCCAGGCCGGGGAGAGACGCAAGCGAGGCTCCAGACGCGGCAGTGGGAAGATCCGGTCGCTGGAGAGATCCCCTGATGGTGACAGCAGACGGTACTGTCAGGGACGACACTCTGTAGACCCTTGACAGAGACAGCTGAACAGTACCTCCAGTCGACCCGAGAGATGCAGCTGCAGCCTCGATCGCTGCCCTGTCGTCAGTCACGCCATCTCCGACTGCTCCGTACATCTCCGGGGTGGTAGTGAGGACCGACAGGATAGCAGCGCCGGAGTCGATCACGAACCGAGGACTAGTGTACGATCCGAGGGACCACACGACATCGTATACGGAGGCTGCACCGATCTGGAACTGCACTAGCCCAGAGGAGTCGCACACGATAGGATTGGACCGCGCCAATCCTGCCATGTCGTAGAGGCTCGCCTTCGTCATAGTTCCAGTCTTGTACACAGTGACAGTTGCTCCCGGGAGAGGAGCGCCCGTCTGCAGATTCACGACTGGTATGTTGAAGGGAGCGAGTATGGTCATGTACTATACCGTCCGACTGGCTGCAGGATCAGAAACTCTGGTCGTCACTGTGGTGTACTCCTAATCTTGTCCGCCTCCTGGCGGTAGAGATCGAACACGCCGAAGCCGTCCATCCCGCCAATACCCATGAGCTCTGTCATGGCCCACACCAGAGCGTCCACCCGGTCAGGGGAGAAGCCCATGGCGTCCTTGTCGAAGTCTCGCGTGAACTGCGCCATCTGGTCCTCCAGGAGAGGGAACGACCCCTGGTGGAGGACACGTCCCTGCTCGTACAGAGCAGAGACTGGCTCAGCTCTGGTCACCTTGCCGCGAGATGCGTGCACCGCCCTGTACGCGACGTTGGCATCTACCATGCGAAGGGTCGTCTCCACCATGTCGCCGCCCTGGTTGACCTCGGCCACAACTCGGTCAGCTCTGTACGTCTTGTAGAGGCGGATCGCCTCCCTCGCCCACTCGATTGGCGACATCCTTCCTGACGCGTCCTCGAGGACAACTGCCCGCTCGTCGCTGCGTCGCAGTCCGACCGCCACTATGCCGGTCTCGTCGCTCCCCTCCTGGTTCGACACTGCGGGGTCGACAGCGACCACGATGCGCACGAACTGGGACAGGTCGACACCGTTCTCCGGTCGGGGCAGATGCGCCCGCTCGAGAATTGCTCTCGTCCAGAGAGCCCCCTCGACGTCGTCGAGGATCTCAGCATTGAGCTCCTGGCGACCGAGCCTGGTCCCCTCGTACTTCTTCCTGACCGTCTCGATGAACGAGGTGGCCAGGTTCTCCACGTTCTCGAGAGTGCTGCCTCTCGTGACGAGCACCCTCGGGTCCTTGACCAGCTCGCGGAGGAGCTTGATCGGGCGAGGGGTCGTCGTTATGATAGCACGAGGCCTGCGCCCGAGGCGAAGGCCGAACATCAGGTTGTCCCAAGTCTCCTGGACGTATCTCCACTTGGCGAGCTCGTCGCACCAGGCGAAGTCGAACTGCGGACCACGAAGCTGGTCGGGCTCGACAGCATTGTAGGTCAGCGCGATGGCCCCGTTCGGGAACGTGACCTTTCGCTTCGACGGCTCGTACACAGGACGAAACCACGGCGGAGCGCACTGCAGAATGCCGGAGTCGCCCTCAACGATGACGTCTCGAGCATCAGCGGCAGTCTCGGCAACGAGAGCAATGCGCCCGCACCGCCCAGCCTGAACCTCCTCCAGGAGGGTCTCAGCTCCGACCTTGGTCTTGCCGAAGCCACGACCAGCCAGGAGCATCCATATATTCTTGGTTCCCTCCGGCAGCTGCCACTCGGGCGACGCCATCTGGGCCTCTCTGGCCCAGAAGGACCATGTGTAGCTGAGCACAGCAGCCTCAGCCTCGGACAGAGAGTCTATGATTTCCGCCCTGTCTGCAGAGGACAGCCTCAGCAGCTGCTCTCGGGAGAGAGGAAGTGACATGCTACTCCTGGGTCCTCGTGGCGGCTAGACGCTCGGCAGCCTGACCCAGCTTCTGCATGAGAGCATCCCTCGAGCCATCCAGGTCCAGACCAACACTCCCCTCGACCCTGGTCCTGTCGCCGTAGACCTCGGCCCTGCGCCCCCTGAGCAGAAACTGCAGCAGGCCGTCGCTGTAGCGTCGCTGCATGAGTGGCTCCTCCGCCCCGGTCTCCGGGTTCGTGTACATCACGACCTCGCCCCTGTGGACGACAGGCTCCAGTACCCCGCGCGCGGCGCGACGAATTGCCTCTCGCTCGAGCTGGTCCGTGACTACAGACTCCGCCTCGACGCACATCTGGTCGAAGTCGGGGTCCTGGCGCCGCCACTCGCGGATGGTGCCCGGAACGATGCCGAGCGCCTGGGCGATCTCGGCCGGGAAGAGGCCGGAGGCGATCCCGTCGAGGATCCTGGGCTTCATGGTGGCCTGATCAGCGCTGTGGTTGCGGCCAGGTCCGCCCTGAGCAGGCTCGCGCCACACTCCGCCCATCGACTCCGAGAACATCGTGGTCGGAGGGAACAGTGCGTCCCTTGCCTCCTGACCGAGCTCTGCCACGACTGACTCCTCCACGCATTGCGGCCCCAGGAGGTAGGAGCTCCCAGGGCCGCAGGTTACCGATACACGAATTTGTAGGATAGCTACTTATACCCTAGTTCGCGCCCGAAGAAAAGTAAAAAGTTTAGGCGAGCACGATCTTTTTTAGGCCCTCCTCCTCATCTCTCCGGCTGCATCGCACATGCGATCTGTGGCTGCAGCCAGGACTACTGACTCTGCCTGGTACAGCAGGAGAGCGAACTTGCGGAAGTCGTCCCTGACAGACTGCCAGTCCCTGCCGGGCAGCAGGAGCGTGGCAGCGGCCCAGGTGGTAGTCCGGCAGCAGGACCAGAACATCTGCCTGTCGTGGGCAGCTCTCACCTGCCTCTCCACGGCATCGAGGACCTGCCTGGCCACGACCAGAGAGTCCGTCCTTCTGGAGTACCCGCCAGCTCGCCTGAACTCGGGAGCAGCTGCCTGCTGGCGTATGGACATCATTGCCCGGAAGATCTGCTCGTCCGAGAAGGTGTCTCTTCCCGGTGTCTGCCTCAGCACGTCCATGGCGAGGTCCAGGCAGGTCCTCGCGTCGGACCTGGACATGAACCTGCCGAGCTGGAGCTGGGAGAGGACAGGCATCTTGAGGCTGTCCCTCCCCTCCTGCTCGGCAACGACGAGCATCGCCCAGCGGACAACGATGTGTATCAGCTTCCAGACTGGCACGCGGTCAGTCCCTCCAGGTCAGAGCCTTGACAGCCCACATCTGGGCTCCCTGGGCCTCAGTGATGGCGATGGAGGCGTAGCGAGACTTATCACCTCCCCGAGTATTCCTGAGCACAGCCATCTCGTCGATGATCTGTGCGTAGAGCGACTTGATCCTGTCGACGCTGGCGTCCATGGAGGGATTGAAGCTGAGGCCGACCGCCCTCTCGCCGAAGGACAGGTCCTGACGCTCGCCGCTCTCCGACACATCCTGGATCTCCAGACAGCGAGTAGTGGTACAGTAGAGCTGGACCTCGCCGTCCGAGGGACGAATGATACGAGCAGGCTCAGTCTGGCGACCCATGTCGCGAGTCAGGACGCGGGCAGGTGCATTGTGGCTGATAACCTTGACTGTGGTAGTCACGACGACTCTCCTCTGTTGGCGGAACCAGCCTAGTATAGCGCGAGAGCCGGGGGTGCGCAAAATATGCCTACGCGCGCGTGTATACATGCATGCACGTAGGACAGAAATATTTTCTCGGTGGTTAGTGTGCCCTCCCCCGCTATTACTTCGAAAAAGTCGTCTAATACGAAAAGTAATAGGCTCTAGACGGTTGTTATTACGGGAACTTATTACTCCTATTAGACTATTAGCGCCCGGTAACGGTTTCGGAATAAAAAATTTTTACCTGCATGCGCGCATATACGAGCGCGAGCGTGCGCGCCCGCGTAGGGCTGTAAGGAGCAACAGGACGTGAGAGTGGAGGTCTGACTGGGAGCGGCGCTAATAGGGGCGGGGCGCGAGGCCTGCGGGCTGGGGCCGCACAGCCACCCGACCACTACCCCCGACCCGCCGACAGCCCCTAGCCAAGAATCATCAGTTTCCTAATCAAACTCACAGTCACCGACCGACCGACGACCACCGACCATGTCGGCTCAGTACTAGGCTAATAAGCCTACTCTTAGGCTTTTATACCTAAAAACTACTAGGACTATACCCCTACACTTATACTTCACTATACTATAATTATACCTTACCCTAGGACTATACCCCTATACCGACTTTTTTATTACTTCGCCATATTTCTGCCGTATTCCCCACTATAGTAGGGATTAGGTTAGTTATACCGACTAGCCTAGACCCTTGAATATGAAAGGCTTACCCTATGTCTAACGCTTCTAAGGCTACCGCCCGCGCCGCCGCCGCCGCCGCTACCGCCGCCTTCATCGCTTCGGGCCGCGCCGTTACGGTAGGTAAACCTGGTCCGGCCCGCGCGCCCGCCGCCGAACCGAACGACGACGACGTGGCCCGCGCCGCCGCCGCCGCCGCCGTTACAGCCGCCCGCGACGCTACGCCCGCCGCGCCCGCTAACCCTTATGACGAATACGGCCCGATTGTCGCGCCCGCCGCGCCCGCCGCCGACTGGCTCGACGAATATGGCCCGATAGTCGCGCCGCCCGCGCCCGCCGCCGCTACGCCGCCCGCCGCCGCTAAGGGTGTCAAGGGCTGGGCTAAGGCGGGCGCTACGTACCACGCAGACGACGCGGTTATTACCGCCGTCACCCCCAACCCCAAGAAACCTGGTACCGCCACGTACCACCGCTACGCCAACTACGCCGTAGGGCGCACGCTAGCGCAGGTCAAGAAACTCGGCACTACGGCGGGCGACATTTTGTGGGATATACCGCGCGGCTTTATTACCGTAGCCGCGCCCGCCGCCGACTAACCCGCCCGCGCCCGCCCCTAACCGGGCGGGCGCTACGCTTGGCCTAGCCCCGCGCCTAGGCCAGCCGTAGCGCCCGCTAACCCCTAGCCC